TATACATTATGCGAAGTGCTGTGGTCCTGGCAGCTGTGGCTGGTGCCGTCGCTCTGGCTGTGCATCACTACCTGGCCCAACGGAGCACCAGGACGCTTGCATGATGCTAGACACCTACGACCGCGTAGACCTGACCGGCCCTTGGGCCGGTTTTGGTTTCCAGGCTCGCCATATGTTCACCCCTGAGGGCCACGAACTGCACCCGGAAGACATGGTGTGGTGGTCGCTCACCTGCAACATCGCCCATGAGTGGCGACAGATGATGGACGATGCACGCCGGCGCGACGATGAGAATGATTCTCTGCGGCCAGGATCCGGGCAAGGAAAAGTGATCTACCTGCGGGACGTGCTGCGACGCCGGCAGGAGGAAAAGCGGTCATCAGGGGGGAGTGGTGGTGCTGACGCCGGGACATACACAGCAGGCCGAACACGACGTGGGCCGAGGCGTCCACGGCGCGGGTGATGCGTGGAGCGTATCCGTGGGGGCGATGCCCCCACAATCCAGGTAGTAGTTAATTTCCTGGCGCGTCAGGAATAACGACGGATCAACTCGCCCGCAAGCTCGACAACGCCGTCGCGGTCGCCTTTATGTATCGCGTCACGAATTGCATCAACGACCACGGAATCGGCCACCGCATCGTTACCGATGGCGTCCACCCAGGCATAGCGCACAGCCTCCACGTGGCGCTGGCGATAACGCCGAGCACGTTCAGCACCGGACAAGGCGGCATCACCCTGCGGCGGCCGTCCGCGGCGCGGCTTATTTTCTGACGCGTCAGATTTCATACGGATAGCGCTCCTGAATTTCACGGGCATAGATGCCGGCAAGCTTGGCGTTGCCCTCGCTGATCGCCATGCGCAACCGGTCAAGCAAAACCGTATCGGTCAATTCGCCCAGCTTGTATCCGCCGTAGAGAACCGCCCCCCTGCGGCGTTGACGATAGGCCCTGCTGTGATCGGCAGCAGTCTGAGCCGCAATGCCATTTGCAGGCGGGCGGCCGCGGCGCTTGGGCAGCTGCATTTCAATCGTACCGGGGTCTTTTTCGTCACGCATCACGGCGTCCTCGCTTTCGATGGTGATATATTAATCTGACGCGTCAGATAATGCAAGCAGAAAATACTGAACACAGTTACTTTTCTGACGCGTCAGAAATTACATTTCCAGGGTGGTGGGCGGCGTGTAAGTGTCGGCGGCCTTCGACGGCGACTCGGGGAAAGTACCGAGCGCGCGGGTCTGCCGCTCGATGACCGAGCCGGATACGCCCTGAGCGTGCGCAGGAGGCGCGCTAGCGCCCTGCCCTGCGACCTGGCCGCCAGTGATCGCCGTGGAGCCGCTGGGCGCGGCGTACTGGCGATAGATGTTGATCGGCAGCGGCCGGTCAACAGTGCGCCGGCACTCGGCCTGCGTTTGGTCAATCTGCAAGCCGTCCTGGTTCCAGCAGCGACAGCCGCGCTCACTGTCCACACAGCCAACAATCGGCGTCACGGTTGGACCGGTCAGGCTGAAATACTCGCCCGTCGCAGTCGCCTTGTCGGCCGCAGAACTGGCCTGCATACCGTTGCCGCCGATGATGGGGGCCGACGCCGGCGCAGTCTCCGCTCCGCTGCGCTGCGCCGCCGTCGTTTCTTGCTTTTCAGGCGACTTCGGGGTGATGAACCAGTAGAAACCCCACAACGCCAGCAAGATCACGGGGACGGACATCAACGCGGTCTTGACCTTGGCAGGAAGCTTGAACTTATGCGCGTCGGTATGCATCGAACTCGACTTGTAGACCTTGTAAAGGTCAGTCGGATACGACCAAACGCTTTCATCGGCGCCCTTGCGCGCGGTGGCGCTGTAAGGGTTCATAACGCCACGCGTGAAAGCGGCCAGCGATGCAGACTGCAAGCCGAACGCGCGGTTGAGGTGCCAGTGCGTGCCGACCAGGCGGAACAACTCTTGATCGATCTTGTCCGGCCACTGCGTAATGAACATCATGTCGAAACCGCGGTGTCGGTGTTCGTCCATGTCGCGCACAACGTCAAGCGGCGAACGCCCCTTGCCCTTGAAGGACGGGAACCGCTTGTGCGCTTCGTCGTACACCACCAACGCGCCATCGGGAAGCGTGCGCCAGTCATCGGGCGCAGGCTGCACACCGACCAGCGTAAGCCCCTTGATGTCGCTGTAGACTGCCCTACCCTTGTCCACGGCCTTCTTGATGAAATCGACGGCGTACAGCGTCTTGCCGTTGCCAGGCATGCCCGTTACGAGATAGATCATTTCGCCACCGCCTTGCCAACACCGACGCCGGCCGCATTGATGGCCATGCGCGCCATGATCGCGGAACCCACAATGGTCATGGCCTCGCCAGTGCCGGACATGAGCGCCAAGCTCGCCACATCGGCCGCAAGGCCGTTGATACGTGTCGCAACGAGGTTGAGCGCACCGAGAACGACGGGCGTAATGGCGGCATAGCTGATAACCGACAAGCCGGCGCCGCTGAGGATGCGAGCCAGCGCATCACCGAACAGGGACTGCAAGAGAGCTTTCATTTTGGCGTAGAACTCCGAAGACCGGCCAAGATCAAGGCGGCAGAAACGGATGCAACCGCGATCAAGAACGGGCGCAACGTGGTGGAAAAATCACATAGCGGTTGCCAACTAAATTCGCCCTGAGCCTGAGAACCCACGACATTAAGCGTAAACGTCTCGGACGATGGGCAAGAACCGCCGCTGATGCCGCTTGACCACCCGTTAGGGTTGATGTCGATATCGCGCTCGGGCAACTCTTGCTTGGTGCTGTCATCGGACTTGTACCAATCCATGAAGTCACAAACCTTAGATGCCCAGCCGCAAAACGTGGGCCAATCGGTTTCAGTGGATTGCGGCGTATCATCGTCAACATTGACAGGCGGCGTAACAGGCTCCGGCTGTAAACCTTCACGCGCATCAATGTCATCGGCAATGCGACGAGCCTGAGCATCCAACTCTGGCGTTGGAATAGGGAAGCCGGTGCGCGGATCAATCAACAAATCGTTGACAATGTCCGGCCGATCACGCAGGCGGTCGCCAAGCTCCGTGTCGGTGACAGTGCGCGGCGGACTGCCAGTGCCAGAATCAGGCGTAGGCTGCTGAAGCGAAACGCGAACAATCGTGTACACAGCAACGTTAGGAACGCTGCAAATTTTATAACTACCGCCATCGTCAACAATGGTTCCGCGATAATGCGCAGAACACAATGACTGGGCAGTTGTAGAACAAAGCAACTCTGAACCACCGGTATAACACCAAGCCTCGGTACCAGTAGGAATTTCGGTACGCGAATCGGGCGTTACAACCTGATCCTTCAATTCGCCAATGGCCCATCCCGCACCCTGAATGATGCCCTCAACAGCGAGGCCAACAGCAGCGCCATAGACGCCGCCGCGAAGCGCTTTGCGCGCAAGACTTCCAAGAGTGGCCGGACCAACCTCACCGACCGCAGTAACGGACCGAGCTACAGCCTCACCGGTGGCGCTCTCCCACATCGCATTGAACTCGCTGCGCGTACCCCAAACGGTACCGCCCTGCGCGTTCGTACCCATGCGGTAATAGCCCGTTGACGTTGGTGTGACCTTCGCGCCGGCATACACCTGACCAACGAAGAACACGCAAAGGGCAACGCCGACGATTAGTCGGAAAAGAGAATGCCGAGTCCCATCAAGAACACGCATAGCACGATCCAGCCTTCCATTGTGGTTCCCCAAAGAAATTGGGGGGCCGAAGCCCCCCAGGTGAAAGCACTGCGATCAGCCCCGAATGGCCTGGGTGATCCAGCTCCACGCCTTGATTGCGGCGTTCGGCAGCAGCTTGGCAGCTCCGACCAGGCCGACAGCGGCGGTGGCGGCAGCGAGGGCGGTGACAACACCAGTGACGTCAAGTTCCATTGTGTAGCTCCTATCGTGATGTGGATTGGCCGAGCTTCTTCCAGATCCAGCACGACGCCAAAAACAGCAACGCCGCACTGCCAATCTGTCCCGCCTGCACGACCGTTAGCGGGGGTAAAAGGGATGCCGCAGGCATCCACGCCTGTTGCGTGCACTCATGCGTCTGTGCATCGAACTGCACGCAATAGAGGACGTATGCCTGCTGCGCCATGGGTTATGCCGCCGCGCGTGCGACGTTCTTGCCGCGCAGCTTGGTGAACTTGCTGAGGCTCAACACCCCCTTGTTCACCTGGCCCATCGACTCGATGTCGAGTTCGTAATCGCCGACCGGGTAGCCAGCCTGGCCGTCTTCCAGACGCACATCGAACGGATAGGCGAAACCGGCCATCTCAATCTTCGCTTTCTGCTTGCGCGTGGTGTAGCTGCGGTCCTGGCCGCTGTCGTCCTTGAAGGTGCCACCACGTTCGATGACCTGGGCGTCCAGCACAGTGACTTTGATTGCGATCATTGCTCTAACTCCGGTTGATGCCCGCGATTTCGGGCCATAGCTCCGCTGCTTGACCTGTTGCCCACGCCGGCAGCTTGTTCGACGTGCAGGTATGAATCACGGCGTGCAGCGCCTCGGGCGTCTTGCACTGCCGCGCAATGAAATTGAGAGTTGCGCCGTACTGACGTTTGAGGTGGCGACGGGCGCTTTTCCAGGTCGCATCGATCGCCGCTTTGGTGATATCGATCTGCGACGCCACGCAGTGGAGGAACCGCAGCACGGGGTAGGCGCCAAGCAGATAGCCGGCCGGATCGCGCAGCAGATCGAGCGGCAGTTCCTTACGGTTAGAGGCCCGGAATTGCGCCTCGTAGCGCACCCACTCGCTGGCGGGATCACCCTGTTCCCTGCCCTTCTCGTACACGCGTAGCTGTTGCTCCGACTTCTTGCCGCCGACATAGAAGGTCTTACCGTCGCCGCTGTCGTAGTCATCCACCAGCTGCGCTTTGGGATGCTGGCCGCGACGGTCGAACTCACCATCGGCATACCACTGTTGCGCGAGCTTGAGCGGGTAACGGCCGAGCAAATCATCAATGCACGCATCCACACGGGTTAATCGTCCAGCGCAGCTTTCGAGCTTCGCTCGAAGCTCCAGCCACCGCTTCGCATGGCCGCAGCGCGCTGCGCTCAGTGTCTTGCACCCGACGCCGGTCAACTCGATGCGGGCCGTGTACGTGCCATCAGCACGCCGGCAGTTCTCACCGCCAAGCTCGACCAAGCCAACATGCTTGCCATCGGGATCCAGCACACGCACGCGCCACAAGTAGAACTGCCCTCCCCTCGCCTCCTGATCCAGTTCCAGGCCCAGGCCTGCGAAGAACCAGCAGAAGACCTGCAACGCGGCAATGCGTGCGTGCTCTGCGCTGGCGTCGATCCAGGCCCGGACCTCATCGGCCGCATCGCGCTCCAAGAACCCGATATCGCGGAGGACCGCGAACAGATCCACAGAGGCGGAAAACCAGTCGATGCCGACCGTCAGGGTTCCGTCGGCATTCCTGAATTCACTGACTCCCCTGTTAGACGAGGGGAGTCCTGCCGGCACAGCGGACCCGTCAGCCACGGCGCACACCCCACTGGACTTCCAGGGCGCACACAGCGCGCTCCAATTCGGCGTCGCGGCGCACCTGGCGATTGGCCTGGGCAATCATCGCGAACGCGCGGTAGTGCGCGTCGAGATGGGCCAGGTGGCGTGCGCTGCTCCAATGCAGGAGTGCGTAGGCGGCGCGGATGAGGCATGCGAGAGCGGCGAAGCCAGCAAGCGCGCAGATGGTTTGAATTTCGTTAGGCGTCACGGAAATCCCCGAGTCCCCTTCCCCTTGACCCGGCCCCGGAGGGGAGCCGGGGGGTGCGGGGTGTGGTCCACAAGGACGACACCAGCACATGTAATCTAATCGGACCACATCATGTCAACCCCGAGGACACCATGGCCGCCGTAGACGAGCTACTTGACAAAGTCAAAGAGAGTTGCTCTCTCCCGTCAGATATGGCTTTGGCGACGAAATTGGGGATTCAGAGACAGCTGCTATCGAAAGCGCGGATGGGAGAAAAACCGCTGTCGGATGAGCGGATCGCGCAGCTGTGCGCAATGGCGCGGCTGGACGGGGGCGCGTGGATGGCGCGGATCCACGCAGAGCGTGCCGCATCGCCTGCCGAGAGGGCGCTATGGCGCTCGGTGCTGGACAGGCTAAGCGCGGCGGCCGCGGTCGTCGCGCTGGTGGTGCTGGCGGTGCACGCGGGAGCGCATGAGGGGCTTCAAGCCGCCCTGCCCGCGCTCTTCATAAGCGGGGATGCTGTATACATTATGCGAA